TGTACACACATGGTGTTGCTGCGTCTATGGGATCTATTGTTCCACAAGCCGCTGATCACAGGATAACGATGCCAAATTGTTGCTGGTTAATACACAGGGGTACGACAGGCATTGGCCCACACCTAACCAGAAAGCAAGCAAAATCTTGGTCTGCTTGGGAAGACTTTTGCGACAAAAGAATGATAGACATTTATACGGAAAAGTGTAAAGATTCTATATATTACAAAAACAAAAAAGAATCGCAGGTGCGATCTGACATAAAAAGAAAATTAGACATGAAGGGGGATTGGTTTTTAACCCCTGATGAGGCAGTCGAATATGGATTCGCTGACATGGTAAACGCTTAATGATATCAGATATTCAAAAACTGCAAGACGCTTGGTTAAATATAGAAGTTGATGAGTCTTCTTTGTTTAATCCAATGGAGTTTGTATTAGAGGGCGCGACCAGAGATGAGCTTCTTGAAAGAATAGCTTGGCTGATGATGCGCCCAGAATACTTTTCTTTTGCCTGTAAATATATTCTAAATATAGAGCTTTCTCCTTTTCAGGCGTTGCTGCTACATGAAATGTGGAATAGAAAGTTTCCCATGCTTATAGGAAGTCGTGGTATGGGTAAATCATTTATGCTTTCTGTCTATCCTCTACTAAGGGCATTATTCATGCCGAGGCGTAAGATTATTGTGGTCGGTGCTGCCTTTAGGCAGTCAAAAGTTTTGTTTGAGTATATGGATACAATCTGGAAGAACGCGCCAATCTTGAGAGATCTTTGCGGCACAAACAGCGGGCCACGGCGCGATGTAGATAGATGTGTTATGCATATAAACCAAAGCACGATCACATGTTTGCCTCTTGGTGATGGCTCAAAGATCAGGGGTCAGCGCGCTAATGATATTATTGCAGATGAATTTGCATCTATACCTCGTGATATTTTTGAAAATGTTGTTGCGGGTTTTGCTGCTGTTGCTGCGTCACCAATAGAAAAGGTAAAGAACAAAGCTAAAAGCAAAAAGGCAAAACAGCTTGGAATAGATATTGATGATGGCAAAAAAAACACTATTATGGAAAAATCTAACCAGATTATTTTGTCTGGAACTGCCTACTATGATTTCAATCATTTTGCAGACTATTGGAAAAGATATAGACAGATAACCAATAGTAAAGGAAGCCCAGCTTTACTAAAAGAGGTTTTTGGCCAAGAGCCACCCCCAGAATTTGACTGGACTGAGTACTCCATAATTCGTATGCCTGTTGATAAGCTTCCAGAAGGCTTTATGGACGAAGGTCAGGTTGCTAGAGCAAAAGCCACAATCCACTCTGGAATCTATAATATGGAATATGGCGCTTGTTTTACCACTGATAGTCAGGGATTTTTTAAACGCAGCCTTCTTGAGTCTTGCACCACATCTCCTAGCAAGCCTGTTATTTTGAGTTCTGGAGAAGTCTCGTTTGAATCTATACTAAAAGGCTCCTCAGATAAAAAATACGTGTTTGGTGTTGACCCCGCTTCTGAAGTTGATAATTTTAGCATAGTTGTTCTGGAGGTGCATTCTGATCACAGAAGAATTGTCCACTGTTGGACAACCAACCGACAACAGCACAAAGATAAATTAAAATCTAAAATAGTTGACGAGGATGATTTTTATTCCTATTGTGCTAAAAAGATAAGACAATTAATGAAAGTCTTTCCTTGTGCTGAAATCGCTTTGGATGCTCAGGGTGGTGGCATAGCTGTTATGGAGGCTCTTCATGATAGAGATAAAATAGGAGAGGGTGAGGTTCCAATATGGCCAGTAATAGAGGAAAAAGAAAAAGACACAGATGATAATCCGGGGCTTCACATTTTGAGATTATGTCAGTTTGCTAGAGCAGACTGGCTGGCAGAGGCTAATCATGGAATGAGAAAAGACTTTGAAGATAAAGTATTATTGTTTCCATTTTTTGATTCTGCTAGTATTGGTTTGTCTATTGAGCAAGATAAGGTTGCTGGTAGAAAGTATGATACTCTTGAGGACTGCGTTATGGAGATCGAGGAGCTTAAAGATGAGTTATCGATGATTGTTATGACGCAGACATCGACGGGCCGAGAAAGATGGGATACCCCTGAAATAAAGATAGCAGCTGGCAAAAAAAGCAGATTGCGAAAGGATAGATACTCTTCTTTATTAATGGCTAATATGTCTGCTAGGCATTTATCAATAGAAAAAAAGATTGAAAAACATGGCGCCATGGGTGGATTTGCTCGTATCGATAGCGGTGCTAAATTTAACAACGACAAACTCTACCATGGGCCAAATTGGTTTGCCGAAAAAATACAAGATGTTTACTAGTTTTTGTGTAATACTATTGACAATGGTATTATGATTACAATCAATTGGAGATCAATATAAATGTCTGATTCATCACTCTATAGAACGTGGGATAGCGATTCTCAAAGACAAGAAGCCTATGCGCAAACTGGTGACACGATAGATGCTTACGATGGCATACAAAAGGCGGTTGCATACGGAAGAAGAACTAGCTATATAGATATAGAGCCCAATAGATCTGTTAGAACTAGTTTTCTTCGTCAAGATTATGATTTGTTCAGGCCCGGAGAATCAGTATCTAGTTATCAAAAAAGAATCATTAAGCAAAGTATGCAGGCTTATGACAAGGTTGGTATTATTAGAAATGTTATTGACTTGATGAGTGATTTTGCTTCACAGGGCTTAACTTTAGTTCATCCAAATAAGACCATAGAGAAGTTTTACAGAAAATGGTTCAATCAAGTAAATGGTGTTGATAGATCTGAAAGATTTCTTAACTATTTATACAGAACTGGAAATGTTGTTGTTAAAAGGCGAACAGCTAGATTAAATAAACAAAAAGAAGCAGAATTAAGAAGATCTGCCGCTGCCGATATAGATATAGAAAATATCAAGTTCAAAAAAAGAGTTGTGCCTTGGAGATATGATTTTTTAAATCCCTTAGCTGTTGACATACAAAACTATGGCGGACAAGTAATTGGCAAGCCTGAATACTCTTTAAATCTATCTAAATACACTTATGAGTCTTTGGTTAAAGGCTCAAATACGCAAAAGAATATTTTTAAAACACTGCCGAACGATCTACAGAAAAGATTGCAAAACGGCGATAGAAAAATACCATTAGATCCTGACGAGGTTAGTTTTTTCTATTATAAAAAAGATGATTGGCTTTTGTGGGCCAATCCAATGATATATGCTATTTTAGACGATATTATAATGCTTGAAAAGATGAAGCTTGCAGATTTAGCAGCTTTAGATGGCGCTATTTCTAATGTTAGGCTTTGGACTGTTGGTGATTTAGATCATAAGATTATTCCCACTAAAGCGGCAATTAATAAATTGCGTGATATTTTAGCCAGTAATGTTGGTGGTGGTACTATGGATTTGGTTTGGGGTCCAGAGCTTAAATTTACTGAAAGCCAATCTCAAGTGTATAAGTTTTTGGGAGCAGAGAAATATCAGCCAGTTTTAACAAGTATTTATGCTGGCCTCGGTATTCCGCCCACCCTTACTGGTGCTAGTTCTAGTGGGGGATATACAAATAACTATGTCTCTTTGAAAACTTTGATTGAAAGATTGGAGTATGGTAGAGAAATACTATGTCAATGGTGGAGACATGAAATAGAAATCATCAGAAAAGCTATGGGCTTTAGATTTCCTGCTGAGATACATTTTGATTCAATTATTCTTTCTGATGAGGCCGCTACTAAACAGCTTCTTATTCAATTAGCGGATAGAGATATTATATCACAAGAAACTCTACTTGAAAGATTTAGAGAGCTTCCGGGTATTGAAAAAATCCGTGTCCGTCGAGAAGAAAGAGAGCGAACAAACGATTCCGCTGCTCCAAAGAAGGCTGGTCCATACCATAATCCTCAGCATAGAGAAGATGTGGCTAAGATTGCTTTAACTAAGGACATTATAGATTCTAATGAATATCTTGATAGGGTTGGTCTTCCAGCAAAAACAGAAGATGTTGTTGAGGATAGGGTAGAAAGCCCATCTCCAGAACGGGAGGCTTCTTATAGCCCCGAAGCTGAAAACGGCAGACCGAGATTTTCTAGAGATGTAACTAAAAGAAAGCAAAAAAGAGTATTGCCTAGAAGTGGAGACCCTATGACGGCTACCCTTTGGGCATTAGAAGCTCAGAATAAGATATCTGATATTATATCTCCAATCGCTTTGGCTCATTTTGATAAGAAAAATGCCCGAAGTCTTAACAAGGCAGAAGTTGACCAATTAGAATATCTCAAAATGTGCATACTTACCGGAATGGAGCCATACATGGAGATAACTCCTGAGACCGTTAAGGCGCTATTAGACGCGGGAACTAAGCCATCCGAGGATTTTAATATTGTTATCGCAGAAAAGGTTAATTCATTCACTGCTAAAAATAATAAGAATCCAAATAATTCTGAAATGAAATATATAAACGCCTCCGCCTTTGTTGACATGTTTGATTTTGCTCAATAAATACCCAAGATTTTATTTTTTGTGTATTATCGTGAAGGAGGCTTATAAATGAAAATATATAAATCTGAAATAAAGGACGGCCTAGAGGGCGTTCTTAAAAATAATTCTATCGCTTGTGTTGCCGTGGCTGAAAAATCAGACCCTGTTTCTACAGAGTTTGATATGGTAACTCAGGAACAACTAGAAAAGCTCGGCATAGCCAAGGCGGAAAATAGAGATCAAATTGATTTATATTATCTAAAATCTATACTGGTTAGCACTGGCTGGAATAAGAATGATGATGTTTTTGATCCTAAAGAGCTTTTTGCTGCGAGAAACACACCTGAAGATAAGCCTTTTAACTTTATGCACGATGAAAAAGATATCATTGGGCACATAACCGGAAATGCCGTTGTGGGCTTTGATGGTAATGAAATAGATGTAGAAGAAGATTCGATTCCTAGTGATTTTAACATATTAACCACTTCTGTTATATATACAGAATGGAGCGACATTGCCCAAAGAGAAAGGATGCACAAGATTGTTTCCGAGATCGAAGAAGGCAAATGGTTTGTTTCCATGGAGTGCTTATTTCCCAATTTCGACTACGCCTTGGCTGGAGATGATGGTTCGATAAAGGTTGTACCAAGAAACGAAGCTTCGGCATTTTTAACAAAACACTTAAGATCTTATGGTGGAAATGGAAAATATCAAAACTATAGAGTTGGCAGACTATTAAGAACCCTATCGTTCTCTGGTAAAGGCTTGGTTTCAAAACCTGCTAATCCTCGTAGTATAATTTTGGAAGGAAACGAATTTTTCGATGAATCGAAAGCAGAAACTTTAACTGTATCCTCTATTAAGGAGAATGTAATGTCTGATAATTACGAAAAACAAATTGCTGAGTTGCAGAAAGAGCTTTCGGAAGCAAAAGCTGCAAGTGAGGCACTGAAGGACAAGGTAGTTGCTGAGCAGCACGCTGAGTTCTCTGAAAAAATTCAAAATCTTGAAGCTACAATTGCGGAGCAGGCTGAAAAGCTAGCCGAGCAATCTTCCGCTAATGAAACTCTGACTGAATCTTTGAAGGCCCAAGAAGAAGCTATTGCCGCCAAAGACGAAGATATGAAAAAGAAAATGGAAGAGCTTCGAGAAATGAAGAAGAAAGAAGCTGTTATGAAGCGCAAAGCTCAGCTTGAAGAAGTTGGTCTTGAGGCTGAAGAAGCTGAAGCTACAATCGCAGATTTTAACGATGTTGATGATGACACTTTTGATAAAGTTGTCGCATTGATGAAAAAGAAAGCGATTAAAA